TTTCTTTTTCTTTGCCATGACTATTTCTTTTTAGCTTTAATTTTCTTTTCTTGCTTAAGCATTGCTGCTGTAGGTTTTTTACCAGAACCTTTAGCAGCTCTAATGTTGTCCCATAATCCTCTTTGAGATGTAGAACCATCAGCACGTTTGATCATCTGTTTACCTGCTTTAGCTTTACCAACTTTACCACCAGATTTTAATTCCATTTTACCTGCAGCTTTTGGTGCTCCTTTTAAAAATCCTTTTAAAGTTCTTCTTTGAACAAAACTAGTAGGTGCAGAATTATCATCTCCACCTTTAAATTTCATTTTATAATTTCCATCTTCAGAAACATACTTGGATTTATTAGCACTAACTTTAGTAACATCTCCCATAGGTTGGAGTTCTTTACCATTTTGTGCTTTCTTCATCTTCTTAATAGTAGCCATTATTTTTATTTTAATAGATTAACAATTCCATTTTCTAAGTGCCAAGGCTTTCCTTGTTGGTTTACCATTTGGTTTTTTCATAGGACCATCAACTCCTGACATTCTAGCACAAAAACTCTTTCTTCTTTTAGCAGATTTAGATCCTTTCTTCAATTTTGAAGGAGGTGTTGTAACAGCCATCTTCAATTTAGATCCAGGATTAGCAGCTCTATAACTAGCAACACCTTTAGCGTTAAGACCCCCCTCAGGATTTTTTCCTTCAGAACGTGTCCAAGCAGGTGTTTTACCACCACTCTTCATAACCTTTTTAACTGTAGCCATCGTTATTTCTTTTTCCCTTTATAATTAGGATTTTCTTTATGCCACTTCCTTACAGAAGCAACACCTTGTTTAACTGTCTTAGCTTTAGATTTTTCTGTGAGATTAATCTTGTCCCATTTACCAGCTGGTCTCCCTGCTGTATGGTCTACAACTATATCTCCTTTATCACCTATTCCCTTATCAACCTTTTTCTTAAACACCTTATGTGTTTGGCCTCCAACTTTCACTACAGATCCACCAGATTTTAATGTGCTTCCTTTAAATGGACCTTTCTTTTTAATAAGAGGACCATTAGGAACAGGTGTAATACCACCACCATTTCTAAGAACACCCTTCCCTACATAAGCTTCTGCTTTCTGTGGGTTATAAACTTTAGTTTTAGGTATTCTAGCCATGTTATTTCTTTTTAAAAGGTTGAACCTTAGAGAGTTTCTTTTTCTCTTTAGTCATCCAATCAACTTTCTTAGGAGTCTTCATAGATTTCCTAACCTCGCTCCAAGCATCTGAAGATTTCTTTTTCATTTATTTACCTTTACGAGCTTTACTCATTGCTTTGAATGTCTTAGCAAGTGCTTTCCTTTTAGGCGTACAAGTGGCTTTAGTCATAGGGGTGCAATAACCCTTATGGGCAGGATTAACAGCTTTCTGTATCCACTTTTTATCTGTAGCCATTATTTCTTTTTAGCTTTCCCCTTAGCACCAATTGTTCTTTCTTGAACCTTAGTCCAAGCACCTTTAGGATCTACCATAGGAGCTTTAACCTTCTTATGAGCTACGCCTGCAGATATATTCTTAGCTGATTTAGTTACCTTTTTCATTTCAATTATTTTTATCATTTAAACATTAAACAAAAATTAGGGGAAGAATGATCTTCCCCTATTAATTAATTAACCAATTTTAGAATCAGCCTTAACACGACCAATGATTGCTGTAATAGATGCAACCACTGCAACTGCTTGACTAACTAGAGAAGCAAAGTTACCTTTAGCTGCTTTTACAGCATCAACATGTGCTTTAAGTTGATCGAAGTCTGCATTAGCTGGAGCTTCTACAGGAGCTTGAAGATATTGCGCTGCAAAGAATCCTGCTGCTGCAATAAGAACTCCCCAAATTGTCTTTGACTGATACCAAGGCTTAACTGTGTTCATAATTATTGTTTATTAGTGAATACGTTATTGTGTTGGTTGTTGATCATTTTCTACTACAAAGCCTGCCTCAACACCTTTTCCTAGGATAGCTTCTGCCACTTTGTTAGCTTCGTTAGCTAGAATGATTTTTTGAGCGTCTTCTGTACTTACAATAGCTCTAATTGTGTTTAGAATAAGAGCAAAGTCATTACCAGAGACTTCAAATGTATCTGTTGGTTGCCATTTATAACTCTTGTTTGGATCAAACGTGTTTGCCATATTTAAATTTTTGGTTTAATTGCAAATATATGGAGGATGTTATAATTCTCCAAATTTATTTTATATTGTAATAACTGTCACTTAAGCACAGATGTATGAATCAGTAACTTCACCAGGATTACCTGCTATATTAGATACTCCCCAAACTATTGATCCATTATAATAGTAACCATTAGATGCAGGAATAGTTAATGCTGTATCAGTATATACAATTGAACCAAGATATGCTGGTGGTGTTGTACCAACAAATAGAAAAGGACTATCTGAATAAAAATCTTGGTTAGGAGTGAGTAAACAAGCACCTTCTAAAACACTTTGATATGCTAATGTAAATGTATAATATGGAGGAGTGGTGGTAGTAGAAGTGGTGGTGGTAGTAGGAGCAACTGTGGTAGTGCTAGTGGTAGTGGTAGTTGTACAACAATCTACAGAATCTATCTCCACCCAATCACCATTCTTAGGCTTTGTACGACTATATATAGGTCCACCAGGAACTATTCTTCCTGTACCATCATATCTAACATAAGCCTTTAAGCCATTATTAATTGACATATTAATCTAAGTTTATTTCAAATACTATTGTAGCTGAGCTTTTTATAGATTTTGAAAGATTTAATTTGATTTGTAGCAAATTATGAAACTTTAATAGCTCCTCTAAAAGCATATCATTATACTTAGGTAAGGAGGCAGCTAATCTAAAGTGATAAGACTGTGGGTTCTTTGTTATTTCTAATATAGAAAGCTCATCCACAGAATCTATAATTCCTTCTAAATGAGCAAGATAGGCTATTTCATTATCCTGCATCACTTTTGGAAAGAACTTTGTATGTATTTGCATTAACTAAGTGTAAGTAGGTTTCTTAATTCAGCATTTCTTTTTAAAAGAGTATTCCTAATGTCTTTTTTTTGTTTTTCAGACATTGGACCTTTCGATATTCCTTTATTAGCAAGACTAAGCTTTTGCCTAGTTTCTTCAGAAGGAGGGTAGGTTTTAATACCCTTATTCCACGGAGCCTTTCCTTTTTTGGATGCAGAAAGTTTCTCACGACTTTCTTTAGACCACTTAAATCCAAGATTACTTTTTGCTAATGGACAGCTATTGTACCCTTTTTTAAATGTATCTAAAATATTTAACCAATACTGCTCAATTTCTGTTGTAAGTTCTGTAGGACACTCATCAATAACATCAAACTCTATACTATTTATACCATATTTATTAAAAGCATTCTGTAGTTTTAGAGAATGATGATTTCCTTTTAAAAGTTTATACAAATGAGCATAAAGTCTATAATGAAAACCATCTCTAGAAGTCTTATTAATTAGTAATTTACAACTTCCTACATAATGTTTATTGTTAATAGTTATAATGTATACACCACATTTAGAATTAAGTTCCTTAGTTGTGTAATTATTACCAATAACAATATCAATTGCTTCTTTAGCTGTCATAATTAACTCAGTGTCAATAAATAACGTGCTTTTGCAGCCTCCCCAGAGAGAGCATCTGCTAGATTACAAACATCATGATAGCTGTTAATTTCTCCATAGCTCTTTAGACTAGAAGCAAAGGCCAGAAGATTTGACACACATTCATTCCCTGTACAATTTGTAAGAGGTTCTATTTTATAAGCATTAGGACGCTTTCCTGAATATCCCATGATTTTCTCAATCAACCCATCTTTAAAATCATGTACATATTCATACAATTTTCCAAGAGCTTTGTGCTCTGCATATTTAGTTGTCTGCCAATGAGTTAGATGTAGCTGTTCGTGGAAAAATGTAAGCTTTGCAGCTATACTTTCTATTGTCATTTCTCCACCTGCTGATTGCATCATTCCCTCAGGAAATAATGATTTTGCCATTGTTGATTTATTAAGAGTTTACATTCACTGTCCAACTATTTGCTTCAAGTGCTAATTTAGCTGCAAGTCCTGTTGCACTGGGGATGGCACTTGTACCACCTGAAAGATCTGCATAACCACTTGTAATACCATTGTTACTTAATACAACAAGAATGTCATCAACAGCTGTTTCTGTAAAAGCACAGCCATCACTATCAAAGTCATTGATTGGTTGTGCATCAGCTATAATTATAGATGTAAGTGCTGTATTACCACTAAAATCTAAATCTGCAAGAGCAGGAAGACCTGTTAGATCTACCACACCAGAAATGCTACACTGATCAAAGTCTATTAGAGTTAAGCTAGTGAGTCCTGCAAGACTAGGCATCCCAGCTGAGAAATTACTATCATCCAAACGAAGTTCTTGTAAATTTGTACAACCAGATAAGTTAACAGAAGTTAAGCTGTTTATAGAACCTCCAGGAATATTATTATCACTGATATCTACAAAAGTAAGACTAGTGAGAGTAGAAAGATTTATAGATTGCAAACCATTCCAGTCTGCATTAAAATTCTGTAAATTAGGAAGGTTTTGTAAACCTGTTATTGATACTATTGATGCTGCCATTGTTTTAAGTTTTAATCGTTACCATAAAAGTCTAACTGTTGAACATTTTCAGGATTTTCAAAACAAATCCTAACTGTGTATCGCCTTCCAGAATTAGTATAGGTGTGACTTTCTTCATAGAATCCACCACTTCCTGTTTCAGACTCTGTTGTTCCATCACCCCAACTAATAGTGAAGGCGGTAGCCACACTAGTGACAAAGCTGAATATAAATTCTGTGCTATCTGTTGTATCTACAACAAACTCAATGCAGTTTGAAGGTAGAGGACTAGGATTACAACATTCATATGCAGCAATCTCTGACCAATTACCCACTGCAGGTTTGAATCTATTTAGAATTAAGCTTCCAGGAATCACTCTTCCTGTACCATCGTAGCGTATATACGCTTTATTTATTCTTTTGTTTGACATATTAAACTGTTATTACTGTTACTGTATTATTTGCTTGTAAATAAGCTATATCTGGATCTGGACCACCTGCATTACAGGTCATAAGAGCTGCAGGTACTGTTAGTGTTATTGTATTCCCTGTAATATTATCAAATACAAGATTATTGAATAAGCAACCACCTAAACCTAAAGTTGTGCAAGATGATAAATTAAATGTTGTTACTGATGAACAACCATTAAATTGATAATCTTGTAAAATTGTAGCAAGTGGAAAATTAAATGTTGTTGCTGATGAACAATCATTAAAGCAAGCAATTCCTGCAGATATAAGATTAGGAATATTAATTGATGTTACTGAATTACAACTAGTAAACGTATATGAATCAATTGAAGTTGTTAATGGTAAATTAATGAATGTCACATTACTACAATATTCAAAAACACTACCTCCAACTCCTGTAACTAAGGGATAATTAATTTCTGTTAATTCATAACAATAGTCAAATGTATAAGAATCAATATAAGTAATTTGATCAAAAGGGAGTGTAAGTCCTGATTGAGGAAGAGCTTCGCACCCATAAAATGTTACAGCTCCTAGATTTACACAATTAGGTAAATATGCATTAATAAGATTATAACACTGTCCAAACACTCCATAATTTGCAGAATCACCTATTGTTGTAGTTACATTAGGTGCTATAATACTAGTTAATGACGATGTTCCAACAGATCCACCAAAAGACTCATCTCCAAGAATAACTAAAGCACCATCATCATCCACCTCAAGTAGGTGTTCATAGTCATTAAATAATCTGAATTTAACCTCTACATTGCTTCCACCAGTTAATTGCACCTCATTTCCAAGAATTACCACTGATGTAAATGGATTGCCATAAGCTGGAAGATCAAAGAATATGTTCCAATCAGCAACATTTGCTGCATCTCCAACTAATGTGTTAGCATTAGTTATATCATCAAATAGTAGTCTAAGTGTGTAAGAAACACAAGAATTTTCATAAACATCTAATATCCTATTAGCTATTGCTAATGCTTCTTCTTCTGTAAGAGCTGGTGTACCAGTTTCTGTAGCTACAACAGCTGTAATTATTGTATTATTTTGAGGACCAAGTCCTTGTAAACAATGATCATCATATTCTCCTGTATTATCATAAAGTTGTGTAGCTTCTGATACATCTCCATAAACTAGAATAATATGGTTTATGCTAGGATCTTCGTCATCATTATCAT